CAGAATAACACCAGAATAACTCTTTTGACCGACAGCTAATTTACCGTCAGTATTTTTATCTTCCTTAACCGGTTTACGAGCTAATTGAATAGTTACTGATGGTAAGTAAACAGCAGCTGTACCACCTGGCATTGCCTTTACAAGAGTAGGAAACATCGCTGCAGGGTCTTCATAGATATGATTAGTAGCTAAAATAGTTGTCTTTGTCAATCCAGATAGTTGAGTACAAGTTCTAAGAAGAGTTTTCATTGCTTTAGCTCTACTACCCATATCAGCACTTACATTATTTTTTGTCATTCGACCAATCTGTAACTGACTCTCCATATTACCGAGAGAGTCAATTGCGATAATGAACTTACCTTCTTGCCCCTTTTCTTTAACTTTCATTAAGAAATCGTAAATTGTATTGCGGCATTCTTCAATACTGAAAACTGGTACATATTTTACTTTACTAACATCTAAACCTAAAGCTTCAGCACCGTCTTTATCGATAGCGTTTTCACTATCAAAGATAACTGGAATTAAACCTTCTTTCTGAGCGTTAGCTAAAATCTTCTGAAGGATAAATGACTTACCAGTCATACTAGGACCAGCTAAAAGAGTCATTCTATTTTTTGGGATGCCACCAAATAGTGATCCTGAAACAATACCGTTAAGTACCATCGAACCTGTATCTAACCAACCATCTACATTGCTAATTGCACTGTCATTTAAGAAAGATGCGTATGGGTTTGTCTTATCAATTACGGATAAAATATCGTCAATTTCTTTACTCATATATACAATTATAATATATAATCAGCGTATATCAACAAAAAACCTCTTTACTTTAAGGTAAAGAGGAAAAGACCTACACAAACTTAAACATTACAGTTACACACTATCATTATCGTTTAAGATTTTATCCGTATCTTTAAGTAGCTTCTTTATTTTTACCGAAATATAATTACTCTTCCATTTATATTCCTCGAGAAATCCTTTCCATACTGCAACAGCCTTACGTACCTTTTCTTGTTCTTTATTATTAAATGCGATGCCATTATCGCCTCTTTTTAAAATTTTCAAAATATGAGATATAAATGTATCTGCGTCTGCATCAATTACAGATGTTGGTTCATCAACACTGAACTCTACCTCTTCTGGTATTGCAAAATGTCTTTTTTCTCTCTTTAACGATTCAATCTCTTGCTGTTTTTGTTTAATTTTAACCTCTAAACCATCTATTACTTGTTTAAGGTCATTAATCTCACCATCTTTCCCTGTTACAATGCCATGAATAACGTTATTAGCGTCAGCTCTTACCTGTTGTGTAATTTCATTACGTAATCTCTGCTCAGTTTCTGACGTCACTTTATCAAAATAAGAAGATGTATCGCTTGGTGGTCTAAACGACGTTGCACCGACTTTGCTGTCCCAGTTACTCATATATATATTTTAATGTACATTACACGTGTTTGCAATAAAATAACTACAAAAAAATACAGTCTCCGATTACTCAGCGACTGTATTATTTGCTTAATCTGCAGTTTTCAACTAGTCGTCAAATAACTTGATAACTTCACCGTCATCAGCTGGAGCATCTGTCGGTACAAGAACTGGATTCACAATCTTCTCGTATTGAGCAGAGATGCGAGGATCTACTTCAAAATCTTCACCGATCGCGATCGCAGCTTTATCGTAGGTAAAATAGTTATTACGCGATTCTCCATCACTAGCAGGTGTTACGAACTCTGCAAAGAAGAGCGGAAAAAGCTGAACAGAAAGTTGACCGTTCTCTTGTTGCTGCACTCCAATCATTACAGGGTTTTGCACCTTAATTGCTTTCTCGGTTGCTTCAGCGAGAGCTCCAAAAATCGAGCGCCCGGCGTTATCAATGAATGTAATATATGTTTGTTCTTCCATATCTATATATTATAGTATACCTACCTTATAATCAACTTAAAAGTTCTAATAAGTTTGTCTGAGTAAGTGAACCGGGCTTTTGTACTGCCCAGTTAACATTTTCATAGAACGGTTGGATAGCTGAAAAGATAATTTTATCGAACATCTTATCATAATCGACATAGAAACATTTCTTAAATTCATCAGGATAATAATACTTATATGCGATACTATCTACATTATAAGCATTTGGCTTTTGTACATAAAAATACCTTACCTTATCACCGCTACCAATTGACTCGTATTCATTTTCAATATTAAAGCGTCGTAAGAGCGTATTATGAAAATACGCTGATTTGACGTGATTAGGCATGCCTTTAGCAGTCTTAAATCCTTCGCATTCAGATGCATACTTTTCATAATTTTTAATACCCGATACACGGGCGATATCTTCTATCGGTAGATCTTTAAATATCTTATAAGCTTCATTTAGTACATTATTTGTTTTTGTAATATCACGTGTATTCAGCATGATCTCGATGATATTCTTAACGTACGGTTTAACTGCAGCTGGCATTGTACTTCTTACAACATCCACTCCAGTATACTTGTATTTATCCATCTCTATCCCTTCATCATCCAGGATATGCATAACATATCGCTTCTTAGCTAAGAATATTCCTACATCGGCAATTATCTCACGCTTAAAAACAAACCTGCAATCCTCAGAGTTTAAACTCTTCGCTCCCCATATTTTAATATGCTTATTAAGATAATCTTCGACGTTCTGAACTTCTGTATGTAACTCCGCAGTAAGCTTACCACCAGGCCCTGTAAATTGAATATCAGTATTATCAATAATAGGCTTAATTGAGATATACGAACTATCTGTATCATTATAAACCACGCAATCATTTAATATCTTAGCATCTTCAATACCTACTCGTTCGGTAATATACTTCTTGAGTAACTCGTTAGACGTTTTAATTACTGCTTGCCCGGTAAGGGTAATAGAGCTAGCAATATCATCATCACCGAAAGGTGCGTTTTTATTACCAAAATAACCATAAATTGAGTTAATAAAAATCTTAATACATAACTGCTTAGCATCCAACTGATCTATCTTAACCTTCGTGGCTTTGTCTTTATTTTTACTATACGCTCGCTTAAGAGCTGTTAGCTCCTTCTTTACTTCAACTCGCTTGTTATAATATTCATCTAGAATTTCTGGCATAACACCTTTACGTTTTTGCGTAAATAATACATTGGCTTTGCTTATCGCTATCTTCTCGTCATTAACGAACTTAGCGAAGTTATTTATTGGTAAGGTAAACGTCTTACCATTTACATGTCGAATAGTTACATCCTTATCTGTTTTATCTTCGATCTTACCTACCTTAGTTTCCGGTGACATATTTAAGGATATCATCACATTCGGATATAGCGAGTTAGCATCAAATGATATAATATCAGTCTGAAAGCCTTTAAGTGGGACTCCTACATATGCTCCCGGGTTTTTACCGGTATCTTCGTTACGTATAAAGGTATGTATAAGTTGACCGCGTCGTCTACCTCTAATAGCTGTTGCGCCGTTAATTACAGATAGGGCGCCCATAGCTGCTTCGAAAGTAGTTAAACCGGTATATGCTAACATACGTAATAATTCAATAAACTTCAGTTTTACCTCGAGATGTTTAAGTAATCTAACGTCTTGAATATTATAATCAACAAACGTCTGCCAATCATCATCAGATAAAGTCGCAAGGTTCATATTACCGAACTCAACTTTTTTCTGCCCTAACTCTAGCTCACCGATAGCGTCTAGCTTATAGCTCTCACGGAGACCTTGAGTAAACTTTTTATATACGTCAAGATAGTCAATCAGTGAAATACCTTCGATATACCATTTTACCTGTTCAGCGCCGAACTGACCTCTGATCGTTCTACTATAGACATTACCGACAGGTGACATACGATTAACCCATTCATCGCCCAGTATACGGCGACAACGGTTTACTATATACGGGATATCGAAAAACTCTGAATTCCAACCAGATAAAATATCCGGGTAATCTACTTCCAAGAATTGTATGAAAGCCATGAAAAGGTCTTTTTCATTTGCACAGTGAATATACGTAACATCATCTTGTGTATTATTATATGGCTTTATTCCCCATGCAGTAAATTTATCTTCAAGTGAATCATAAACAGTTATAACGGTTACGGGATGGTTAGCTGTTTTAATATCTGGAAAACTATCTGGTGAATAGGTTTCGATGTCAATAAACATCGTCTTAATAGGATTACTATTAAATTCCGGTTCCTCATTTACCTTCCAATATGTATCAACTAGGAACTGCTGATGTGCTGGTAGATTTTCGAATACTCGCTTTGTACCAGAATCTTTTAAGAACTTATAGCGGTTATACTGACTATTGAATTTCTTCTTAATTAACTTCGTACCGAATATAGATTCGTGTTTTCCGGGCCCTTCAACATAAAGATATGGCTCTACACTAGTTTCAAATCGTACTCTATTACCCTCTTCATCCCAAGTAAAGAGAGTTACAGTACCTTCACGTCCATTATAAATTGCATTACGATAACTCACATATATGATTATATATGATGCTTCGTTA